ACTATATCATTACACTTTGAAAGCGCCTTAACACTTGCTTTTTCTGTATCAGCGTCTGCGGTGTTAAGGTAGTTAACATTGGTTAAAAATGAAGTTATTTTTTGCTCATTAACTGGCGTTATAACTTCTTCGTGTACTCTTTTATTTTCAACTTTTTTTGTCATTTTATTTCCTTTGGTTAGTTATATTATTAACGGTTATAGGTATCCTAGCACTAATGAACGAACCGTTCCAAATGCATTCCTATAACCTAATTTTTAAAGTGCTACCAAATCAACCGCGGTTGAATTGCTTGCGGTTGGTAGGTATAAAATCAGCGCGTCATCAACTGATACCCCTCTTTTTACTAGCGTTCGTTCCAGATGTCAAGCGTTTTTATTTTATTTGGTGAAAGATTTTTGAATGAGTATACCGCCAGCCTTTTAAAATTCTGGGCTTGCGCCGATGACATCAACCGAAAATTATTTAATTGCTTGAAAATGTTGCTACAAAGCGAAAAGAGAGGGTAACGCGCGCGTAATAGCATAAAAATTTCACACTGTCAACGATTATTTTTTTTTGTTTACCAGAATGTCAGTCATATTACACGCCTGTCCGCGCGACTGAGAGATTGTGCGCGCGTGTGCGGTAAAATATGCGCGCGTGTGTGAGCAATCATACGGGGTAGGCATGCCACCCCCCGCCCCCGTAGTGTAGTTATAGCAATGTTATACATTTTACGCCAAAAAAGAATGTTAACCAGTTACTTGACAAATGCAGAAAGCTAGTGTATACTTAATATACTATTATAATAACTAATATTGGGAATACCTTATGATACCAGCGGTTGTAAAGAAAGATGGAAGAGAGTATACGGAGAAACAAGAGAAGTTCTTGGATGCTTTGTACGAAGACCCCCTTGGAAACATTAATAATGCTATGGTTAAGGCGGGATATAAAGAAGGTGCAGGGTCTACTGCGCTAGTTAAGTCCTTACAGAAAGAAATTGTAGAGATAGCTACGCTGATTTTAGCGCGGAATGCTCCAAAAGCTGCTAATAAGCTTGTAGATATTATGGAAAGTAATATACCTATACCTCAAGCTAACCAAAAACTAAATGCTGCACAGAGTTTGCTAGATAGAGTAGGTGTTATTAAAGAAGCAAAGGTAAGTGTAGACCATACAGTCACAGGAGGTATCTTTGTGATGCCTGCAAAAGATAATATAACTATAGATATGGAAGATGCAGAGGTAATCAATGACTAGTCTACTACAAAAACAAGATAAAGAAATAGTGTTAGTAAGAAAGAAGGGTTCTACTATACCATTTGGTTACAAAGATTCGGAACACCACGAAGGTTTCTACGAACCTATAGAGTCTCAGTTAGATGCTCTAGATGAAACTGCTGGCTATGTAAAAAATAAAGCATTGTCATTGCGTGAAGCTTGTGATTACTTATACTATAAGACAGATAGAAAGATTAGTCCAGCGGGTTTAATGAAAGTAATAAATAAAAGATATAAATCGCTTGACATTTCATAAATTATTGTGTATAATATTCTTATAGAATATCTGAAAGAGCAATTATTTTATTAATTTTATAAACAATTAAAATAAGGAACTTCTTAAAGATACTCTTTAGCTAATAAGGAATTTAACAATGCAAAAGAAAAAAGGTTTATACGATAACATGAATGCTAGAAAGAAAGCAGGTACAAGTAGAAGTAAAGCAAACTCTACTGTTAGTGATTCAGCTTATGCAAAAATGAAAAAAGGGTTTAAGAAGGGTGGTAAAGTTAAGAAATGACTGTTGTTAGTTACATAACCCTTGAACAATTTAAAAAACTATATCCTGACTTAGACATAGAGCAGTATGCTGTTGTTAGTGGAAAGGTAAAATTAAAGAATGATGGCACACCTGCAAAGAAACGAGGTTTTAAAAAAGGGGCTGTTAGACGCTTCAGCAAAGTTAAGGGAGCAAATAAAAAAAAGATAGCTAATAAAAAAATAGCTAGTAAGAAAGTAAAGACTGCTACAAGAGCTGCAAAGAAAGTAGCAAGCAATCCGAAAAAGAGTATAATATCTAAGGAAGCAATTAAAGGTGCTAACTTAGCGGGCAAGAGGATACTCTTTGAACCAAACCCCGGACCGCAAACAGATTTCCTCGCCGCCCCTGAGAAAGATGTTTTGTATGGTGGCGCAGCTGGAGGCGGTAAGTCTTACGCTATGTTAGTTGACCCATTACGATACGCACACAGAGAACAACACAGAGCATTAATACTAAGACGCTCTATGCCTGAACTTAGAGAACTCATTGATAAGAGTAGGGAGCTTTACCCCAAGGCTTTTATCGGAGCTAAGTTTAGAGAAGTGGACAAAATATGGAAGTTCCCTTCTGGCGCTACTATTCAATTCTCCTTCTTAGAAAAAGATTCAGATGTATATAGATTCCAAGGACAAGCCTACAGTTGGATTGGCTTTGATGAAATCACTCACCTACCCACCGAGTTTGCGTGGAACTACTTAGCCTCTCGACTAAGAACAACAGACCCAGAAATACAAACCTATATGCGTTGTACTGCTAACCCCGGCGGTAGCGGAGCAGCGTGGGTAAAGAAAAGATATATAGAAGGAGCGCCAGCCAATGAAACCTTCTTAGGTAAAGACGGTGTGTTTAGAAAGTTCATACCTGCTTTACTACAAGATAACCCTTACTTAGCAGACACTGACTACTTAAAGATGTTAGAGTCTCTGCCTCCAGTACAAAGAAAACAATTACTGGAAGGTAACTGGGAAATTAATGAAGGTGCAGCGTTTGTAGAATTTGATACAGAAAAGCATATTATTCCTCCTTTTGCTATACCTCCTAGTTGGTCAAGACTTAAAGGAGTTGACTATGGTTATTCTGCGGAGTCTGCTGTAATATGGGCAGCGGTTGACCCAGAAGATGATACACTTATAATATATAGAGAACTATATCAAAAAGGGTTAACTGGTGAGGATTTAGCAGAACGCATAACAGCTTATGAAGAAGACGATGCTTATTCTATACCGGGAGTGTTAGACGGCGCAGCTTGGAATAGAACTGGCTATACTGGTCCAACAATAGGAGAGATACTTGTTAGAGCTGGACATAAGCTAAGACCGGCTGATAAAAATAGATTAGCGGGTAAAATACAAATACATGAAAGATTAAAACCTAATAAGATAGATGGTAGACCTAAGATGCAAATCTTTAACTCTTGTCCTCATCTTATTAGAGAATTACAAACAATACCAGTTGATAAAGTAAGACCGGAAGATGTAGATACAAAAGCACCTGACCATGCCTATGATGCGTTGCGTTATTTGATTATGTCAAGACCAAGAGCAAATGTTCACCAAGACATGTTTGAATTTAAAAGAAACCTAGATACAGCACAACCTGTAGACGAAGTATTTGGATATTAAATTTATTTTGTCTTTAGGGGTTGACAAAACCTTTAAAGGACTGTATAATGTATATCTATTGGTTTTACTTAAATTTTGTATAGATGGCTGACAAAAAAATAAAATACGATATAAACGAAGCAGAGCAGCCATTTATGTCTGCTGATGATTTTAATGGTGAATCTGAAGAGGATATATCAGAAGAACGCAGTGAAGTATTTATTTCTAGACTGGCTGGTTTAGTACAAGAAAAATTTGAATCGGCTGAAAGAGGAAGACAAGATGATGAAGGTCGTTGGTTAAACTCTTATCATAACTACCGTGGTATTTATAATAAGAATATAAAGTTTAAAGAAAACGAAAAGTCTAAAGTCTTTATTAAAGTTACTAAGACTAAAACTCTTGCAGCTTATGGACAACTTGCCGATGTAGTTTTTTCTGGCGCAAAGTTTCCATTACAAATACAAGAGACTCCTTTACCAGATGGTATTGCGGAATACGCACACTTAAATCCTTTAAAAGAAACAATCGGCAGTCCTTTAGATATCTCACCAGAGTTGGAAGGTAATCTAGATTACTCAGGACAAGAAGGAATAACAAATGATAATGTAGGTAACTTCAATCCCTATGATGTCGGATTTGCTGGAGACGGTAACGAATTAAAGCCCGGCGCAATACAAACAGATTCAGATAAGTTTCTTGGTTCGTTAGAAGACGAATACAAAAACAAAGACGATGAAGTAGTTATAGAAAGAGGAGTAGCGCGTTCTCCTGAAATGCCACAGATACAACCGGCACAAATCGCAGCAAGAAGAATGGAGAAGTTAATCCATGACCAGATTGAAGAATCAAACGGCACAACGGAGTTGCGTAATGCGTTATTCGAAGCGGTACTTTTGGGAACAGGCATCGTCAAAGGTCCGTTTAATTATAATAAGACATTACACTCATGGGAAACTAAAGAAGACGGTACGAGAGCTTACAACCCGGAAGCAGTAAGAGTACCGCGTTTAGAGTTTGTTAGTGCTTGGGATTTCTATCCTGACCCTAATGCAACTTCAATGGATGATGCAGAGTGGGTTGTACATAGACATAAGTACAACAAGTCTCAACTAAGAGCATTAATGAATCGCCCTTTCTTTGACAAAGAAAAAATATTAGAATGTATAAGACAAGGATACAATTATAATAAGAGGTCATTTGAAAGTGAAATAAAACTAGATAACAATACTAGTTGGAATGAAACAGAAAGATACGAAGTACTAGAGTACTGGGGAGTAATGGATGCAGAGTTTGCTAGAGAAGCTGGACTTAATGTTGACCCTAGTATAGATGATTTAGAAGAAATACAAATCAATGCTTGGGTTTGTATGGGCAAGATTTTAAGACTTGTCTCTAATCCTTTTAAACCATCGCGTCTACCTTACCATGCATTCCCTTATGAAAAGAATCCTTATTCTTTCTGGGGTGTTGGAGTTCCAGAGAACATGGAAGACGCACAGCAGATTATGAATGGTCATGCAAGAATGGCTATAGACAATCTAGCACTAGCGGGGTCTTTAGTATTTGATATAGACGAAGCGGCTTTGGTTAGCGGTCAGTCTATGGAAATATACCCCGGCAAGATATTTAAAAGACAGGCGGGTATGCCCGGTCAGTCTATATATGGATTAAAGTTTCCTAACACAGCACCAGAGAATATGCAGATGTTTGATAGGTTTAGACAACTAGCAGACGAAGCAACAGGAATACCTTCCTACTCTCACGGTAACACAGGTGTTCAGGGAATGACACGAACAGCATCAGGTATGTCAATGCTAATGGGTGCAGCCTCTTTAAACATTAAGACGGTTGTAAAGAA